ATGTTAGCTAAGGACGCAGGGTTATATTACAAAGATAACAAAGGTACTAAATGTTTTGATCAGAAACAATGGGAAGCTATTAAAGCTTGGACAACTATTAGTATGAATAAAAAAATAGATAAGAGAGCAGCACGTAATATGGTTAAGTATATAAGAGAACTTGATGACCCTGCATTTAGATTGGATAAATTTTGGAGGAACGAACCAGACCTAAGAGAGTATGACTTTCAAACTTTAAAAGAATGGTGTGGTCTAACATTAGAAGACACACAAAAAAATAAACCTTGGTATTGGATATTAAGAAGAAATTTTAAACCAAGACAAGTAAGACACTTTATAAGATTATTAAGAAGATATGGACAAAAAGAATTAGATAAGGATCCATTAATAACAATAGATACAATACATAGTGTTAAAGGTGGTGAAGCAAATCATGTTGTACTTTATAGTAAAGGTAATTATCCATCTGACTATGCAAATAAAAACAAACAAGAAAAAAGTGATGAACGTAAGGTTTGGTACACCGGTGCAACAAGAGCAAGAAAAACTTTACATTTATTAAGAACAGACTATAAGTTTAACTACCCAATTGGGTCAGACTATTTAATTTATGTCCAGGAGAAAAATGACAAATAACGGAATTTTTGATGAAGCTAAAGATGCTGATGAAAAACAAATTGGAGGATCTCACTACCAATCGTTTATTATTCAACCATGGACTTTTATAAGAAAGAATGGTCTTAATCCTTTTCAAGCAAATGTAATTAAATATGTATGCAGATACTTATTCAAAGGTAAAACAATAGAAGATATAGATAAGATTATTCATTACTGTGAATTAGAGAAACAACATTTGAAAGATGAAAAAAAAAATAAAGTGTAGTAAGTGTGATAAGGATGCAGTCATAATAGAGAATAAAATTTATTATTGTGGTCTCTGTGCTGTTAAACAATTTATTAAGAAGGTACATAAAAGATTTGTAAATGAGAGCAATTAGAAACTATGTGTTAGTAACACAAACTAGAAAAGCTATTCGTATAAAATTAGAGAATGGTTATTGTATATGGTTACCTAAGTCTGTAATCCACAATGCAAGTAAAGATAGTATTTTAGTAGATGCAGGTATTTATCAGAACAATTTGAATGAAGCTATTTTAGATAAACGAAATAAAGAACTTAAATTTTTAAGATCATTAAAACAAAACAAAAGTAAATTATATGAACGGACTACAACTTACCCTAACATTTAAGAAATCAATGTGGAACACGCCATCAGAATATAAAGATCTATCTGGTGCAACGGAGATAGCAATTGACTTAGAAACTAGAGATGATGGTATTAATGAAAAGCTTGGAGCTGGTTGGGCTTTAGGTAAAGGAGAGATTGTAGGTTTTGCAGTAGCCGTTGATGGATGGCAAGGATACTTTCCGTTTGGTCATTTAGGTGGTGGTAACATGATACCTGAACAAGTAAAAAAATATATGAAGGATGTATGTGCACTTCCTTGTGCTAAAGTATTTCATAATGCTCAGTACGATGTAGGTTGGTTAGAAGCATCAGGGGTCACGGTCAACGGACCAATCATAGATACAATGATAGCAGCAGCATTAATAGATGAAAATAGATTTCAATATAATTTAAATAGTTTGTCAGTAGATTATCTAGGTGAGATAAAAGCAGAAACAGAATTAAGAGAAGCAGCCGCAGCACATGGTATAGATCCTAAAGCAGAGATGTGGAAGTTACCTGCAGAACATGTTGGTTACTATGCAGAACAAGATGCAGTGCTTACATTAAAGTTATGGCAGAGATTTAAACAAGAGATAAGAACACAAAGTCTAGAAACAGTTTGGGATCTTGAGCAGCAACTAATTCCGGTGTTGATAAAAATGCGTCAACGAGGTGTGAGAGTCCAAGTGGAATCAGCTGAAAAATTAAAAAAAGAAATGATGACCCAAGAAAAAGAATTACTGGAGGCCATACAAAAAGAATCAGGAACAGAAGTAGACATTTGGGCACCACGCCATATTGCCAAAGCTTTCGACAAAATGAAGTTAGATTATCCAAGAACTGAAAAAACAAACGAACCTTCCTTTACACAAAATTGGTTGATAAATAATAAGAACAAAATAGCACAACTTATTGTGAGTGCAAGAGAGATCAATAAATTTCATAGCACATTTTTATCTTCTATCCTAAGGTACCAGGTTAAAGGTAGAATCCATGGAGAGATACAACAACTTAGATCTGATTTAGGTGGTACAGTATCTGGAAGATTATCAATGAGTAACCCTAATTTACAACAAGTGCCAGCCAGAAACAAGGAACTAGGACCTAAGATAAGGTCTCTATTTATACCGGAAGAAGGCTATCAATGGGGCTCATTTGACTACTCGCAACAAGAACCACGAATGACGGTTCACTATGCAGCATCTATTGGAGACAATGGTTATGAGGGGGCACAAGAATTAGTAGAGGCCTATAAGAATGATGATGCAGACTTTCATCAAACGGTTGCAGATCTTGTAGGTATTGAAAGAACTCAAGCTAAAACAATTGGTCTTGGTATCATGTATGGAATGGGTAAGAATAAATTAGCATTGTCTTTAGGGGTTACTAAAGATGAAGCAGATGAATTGATTGTAAAATATAATAAGAAGGTTCCTTTTATTAGAAAACTTTCTGACAGATGTAAGTTAGCAGCAGATGAGAAGGGTGTGATCAGAACTAAAAAAGGCAGGAAGTGTAGATTTGATAAATGGGAGACTAGAGACTTTGGACTTCATCAAGCAGAAAAGTTTGAAGACGCAGTTGCTAAGTATGGTAGAAATAATATTAAAAGAGCCTTTACTTACAAAGCTTTGAATAGATTAATTCAAGGATCCTCAGCTGATCAAACAAAACAATCAATGTTAGATTGTTACAATGCAGGACATTTACCTATGCTTCAGATACATGATGAACTTTGTTTTAATATCAAAGACGATGCTCATGCAGATAAAATAAAATCTATTATGGAAAAATCAATTGATTTTAAAGTTCCTTCAGTAGTTGATGTCGGACTTGGAAAGAGTTGGGGAGATGCTAAATAGAAATTTTCCTCATGATAACAAGGACTTAATAGCTTATGCAGCAGGATTATTTGATGGTGAAGGTAACATTAATTATGCACAATATAAATGTAATAAACCAAACGGTAAGACTTATTTAAAATGGAATGTTGCAATGGAAGTTGCAATGACAGATTTAGATTGCATTAAAAATTTTTATGATATTGTTAAAGTTGGAAGTATTCATTTCAAAGGTATTGGTAAAGGATCATTAGGTAAAGTAGATCAGTGGAGATGGAGATGCTCACATCAAAAAGCATTATACCTTGCAAAATTATTTTTACCGTACGCTACTGTAAAAAGAGAAAGACTATTAAAAATTATAAACCACTATGAGTTTATTAAGCCGAAAGAATCCCTAGGAAAAAAGTTTAGTTTTTTAAAACTTAAAAAAAATTAGCCTACTGCAGCTAAATTTTCTTGAACATCTTGATACTTTAATTGATTTCTAAGAGATTTTATTTCACTCTCAGTTGCCAACATATCAGTAGTACAACCACCATGAGTCATAAGACTAGCTGACCAAGCATGCTCTTTATGTTGAAGCTTTTTAAGTAGCTCCAATTTTTCTTTACTTAACATCTACGATCTCCTCGTATGTTACGTGGAGTCTTTTATTACCGGTGAAGCCATCATTGATAACTTCGGCACTACCATCCTCCACTTGTTCAGACACTTTTAATATCGCTTCTTTGCAATCGGTTGCTTCAACTACTTGGTCTACTTGCAAACCTCCCATGTATGCTCTGATACGATAAGCTGTCATAAGATATTATAGGATATTTCAAAGCTTTGGTCAATATCCATGCCTTGGATGTCAATAGCATAACAAAATACATCATAAGAGGCCATAGAGCCCCCTAATTCTTCGATCTTACGTTTTTGAGCTGTACCTATAGCCTTAGCCATAGATCTGCACTCTGAAGCATCTGAGAGGTTATCTCTGAGGTATTGTCCACACTTTGTTTCTCCATTTGGGTAAGTTAAACAAAATGAAGTTAGTAGTATAAATTTTATTAACATTAAGTTTCTAATAATTCTTTACAAGTAAATTTTGTATAAATCTCATATGTATTTACTTCATCTCTACCCATTTCTTCAAGTAAGTCTACTGATTTTTTGTAGCCATCTATATAGCAATCGAATGAGTCTTTGTAAGGAATTTTAAATTCTATAGGAGGCATGCAGTTATTACTAACTACTGAACACACATAAATTATTAAAATTATTTTCATTGACTTCTAATTACATCCCATATATTTAAGATACCATAATAAAAACAAACCTACAATGGAGGATAAAAAAATGGCAATTATGTTTGAACCAAAAGGTGGTAGAGAAGTTATTGAACCGTCTACTACACCTGATGTTTTACCGTTAGGTCAAAAACCTGAAGGTGAATTAAATTCATTACTTAGAATGCAAAATGCATTTAATAAATTAATGAGTAGCGTTAAATTACTAGAAGAAAACATATATAAATTAAAAGAAGAGAATAAAAGACTCAAAGATGCTTTAGGTATTACAGAAACAATGGAACCTTTAGTACTCACATCTGATATGGAGGTCAAAGATGGACATCAATAAATGGAAGTCAGTAGCAATTCCTGCTACTGATTATAAAATTTTAAAATCACTTTGCAAATCAAAGTTTAGAGCTCCAGGAGCTATGGTCTCTAAATTATTGAATGACTATGTAGAACATCAAGCAAAGAAAAATAAAACAACTGTTGAAAGTTTTAGAAAAAAATTATTAAACGGAGATGGTCATGATGACAGAGAACGATCTAAAAAGAGTTGACACTAGAATCAAAGCTAAAGAATTGTTCACTATAGAACTGGATCATGCTAACAACACACTTACATTTATAGTGAATGGTAAAATAATGAATGTTGTAAAGACATTTAAAGCAGAGTCTTTATTTGACAGGATGTTAAAAATTGCAAAATTTAAATTCTTGAAAATGAGAGATGCCAGTAGGAAAGAGTTTATTGGAAAATAATATGGGATAGTCCTATAAAAAAAGTTATTGCAGGGGTATTCCAATTTGGTAATATTTCTGCAAATCAACTTAAAGGTATAAAAATGATTAAAGACTATAGAGTTAAAATAACAATAAGAAACGAACGAATATTAAAACTAATTGAAGACAGTGGATTTGTTAGTGTCAGGAGTTTTTGTCACTCACACAAAATCGCTTATCAACAACTAACAGAACTAATAGCAGGTAAGGTAAAACCTTTTACTGAAAACGGTTTAATGGTTACAGCCTGCCGTCAAATGTTAGAAGTTCTTAATGTAACTTTAGAAGATTGTTTTACTTCAAGACAGATACAAGGCTTTAATAAAAGATCTTTTGAAATTAAAGTCAAAGAACAAGAACTTAAAAAAATTATTAATCCAACAAAAAACCAAGAACAAAAACTTATGGAGCAACAAGCTAAAAATAGAATACGTTATGCTATTGAGATGGGTCTTGAACCTAGAGAAGCTGCTATGCTTAAAATGAAATTTGGTTTTGATTACGGTGTTGAGCATAGTGGAGAAGAGATAGCAAAAAAATTTAATGTAAGTAGAGCAAGAGTAGGTCAAATTATAGCTAAGGCACAGCGTAAAATGAAACATCCAAGTATCATGAGACAAATACTTCAGACAGGTGCAGATGAGTTATTTGGTATAAAAAATTTATCTCCTACTTTGAAAAATGTTAAAAAGGAAGAAGAACATAAATTAGAGTATATGGACCCAGATGAATTTTTAGAATTGTGTCATGCAAAAAATACTAATAAATTAAATTAATGAAAATAAATTTATTAAAGGTAAACGCAATGAAACGCCATGGTAAATGGTTAGATGTTAATTCTGTTGCAGTGGACCAATGGGAAAACTGCAACCCTCTAGGTAAAAGATGGAAAGCTTTTGAGAAGAGAGAACAGTTAGCACGTGAAAGAGATAAATTTGTTAGACATAGAATGAAGATAAGACCTACCTGGAGAATGATGTTCTTGAGATACGAACAATCTTCTAAAGCTTTAGACTTAATTAATTATATTTTAAAAAGATACCTTAGACGTAAAAAATAATTATATGAAAAAAGAATTCGACAGATTAAAATTTAACTACAATAAAAATAGAAAATTTAAAAATACAATACAGATTGGTAAATTAAATAATTACATAGCCGGTAGTCGAGCAGTTGAAATTTTTTGTTCTGAGATTATTCGAATGACTAACAATCCTTTTGTGAAAGATGACCCAGAAGCTATTTTATTAAACTTAAAAGATTTTTGTGAAAAAAGAGTAAGGTTTTGTGTCGAGGAAAAGAATATGGCGCACACTGAGTTAACTGCATTAAGAAGATTACAACAACTTAGTAATCAAGAACCTGAATTAGAGGATGATATCTTTGAACCTATTATGAAATAATTTTCTACCTCCCTTGTACCCACGACACTGATTAGTTTATAATAAGTACTTGCCATCAAGGTAATTTTTTTATATGACTAAACTTAAACGCAACTACAAGATATGTACCGACTGTAAAGGAACGGGTCGTATCATGACTTCAAACAAATCGTTTGTATCTTGTATCATTTGCAACGGATCAGGAAACACGACTCACGGCTCATCATCAGAAGCAGAACAAGTATTATTATTTAAAGTAGCGTGGGATTATATTAATGGCAGACAAAACGGATGGTATCACTGATCTAACAAAAGTATTAGTTAGTGCTGCTAAAAAATTTAATGAAAAAGAATATAGCAAACTACAATCTGTAATCTTTGCTATGCTCCATGGGGTTAACTATGGTTACACCGATATGGATGCTAGATTCCTGGAAGACTCAAACGATTTATTTTTTATACACAAAGCTGATAAGATTCATAAGAAGATAACTAAGAAAACGAAAGTAAAATACAAAGACAACGTAATACAATTTAAAGATTTTAGTAGAGAGGACGCTACGAATGATGGCAGATAACTACACTAAAGCAGAATCACAATTGGATTTTAGAGATATCTCTGAACATATTAGTGAAGAAGGTTTAGAAGGCGCAGCCATCACAACTTTGATTGATGATGTACACGAACACTTTGAGGTCGCCACTCGATTAAACTTTAAAAAATCGAAAGGCCATTATCGTGCTCTACTCAGTAGACTTATTAAAACTTATGGGCATTAAAATAACTGCCGATATTGTTGCAGAAAATCATGTATGCAATGAACAGAAGTTATGGAGGCATGTCATTTTAAATGCGTTTGAAGATACTAGAGCTCTGAGTGCAGATCGTAAAGCTTCACTTCATAAAACCGATGCACATTATTGGATAGCAACCTCTAAAGATTTTGAACAGATCTGTTGGTGGGCAGGATGGGAACCAGACAATGTTAGGTACCGGTATTACAAAGCTTTAAAGAACGGAGATATCAAATTTAAAAGAAAACATTTTCTTTGGTATGAATATGATAAGTTATTTCAAAGACTTAAAATTGAAACTGATGCTGATGCCCGTAAAGAATTAAGACGTAATGTTGAAAATAAGCGTAGACAAATAATGGACGCTGATAATGTTTATGTTGATAATTTTAAAAAGGATTTAGAAATTGAAATTTAACCTGCAGTCTAGGGAGCAATCTCTATAACTGCAGGTCTGCAAACACATAAGCAAAGTTATATGATAAGTAAAATATATAAAATTTTAATTTAAAATCAAGTTTTTTTTCGTCTAAAAAATGTTCTCCAAAACCAAGATCTGCAAATTGAAATAGCCGTGAATATTACTGCAATATGGAAGCTTTCCCATACGGTTGGATACATACCGAAAAATGGAAATATGTAGAGCTGCACTAAGGTTGAGAGTAATAACCCTGAGCCGACATCAATTAATGTTTCGAAAAGATTTCTCATAATAAAACTTAGGCCCACTAGAAAGGAATTCAAAAACGTGAGCCTAAGTTAACTAACAATTGAGGTAATGAAAATGATAACAAACATTACTCAAAATAACTTTAAGGCATTGGCCAGGATCCGTCAATCTTTTATCTGGGTCAATGGTACGTTAACCTGGTATCAATTACCAAGTACCACGGTTCACGGGGCTCGTTTCCTAGTACACTTCCTTAGAAAAAAAAAAATAAAAAAAAGTTTGTAAGGGTTTTTCTCTAGGAAACTAGGAAAAACATTGAAACACAACACTTCTAGAGCAAAACACACTAGGAAAACACTAGGAAAATTCCTAGTAATTCTAGGAAAATACACTGCTTGAGGCCATTTTCTGCTTAAAAATAAAAATA